TTGCAATAGTTATAAACTCCTTTAATTGATCTATTATTCCTAGTATATCTAAAGCTTTATTTCTATATCTATCCATCATATTTGGTATAGAAGCAAATAAGGCAGTATATTCTGCTATTTTTGCTTTTGCAAATCCTAATTTGGTAGTTAAAGTTGATATAAGAATTCCACTTGCCGCAGGACCAGAACTAGCGGCTAATGATATAGGAGCTGCGTATGTTATTTTTTGTAATGCTTGAGTAATAGGTTCTAGAGTTCCTGTTATTCCTTGAATTTTAGCTGTAACTCCTGTAGGTAGTACTATTCCTTCTGCTTTTCCTTTTATTTCATCTAATTTAGTACCAATGTCTGTTAGTGTTTTTTCTATTTCCGTAAGAGGATCCCATATAGACATATAAATTTCATTAAATTTTTCTTTACCCTCAATACTACAGGAATCATCTGATATTTCTGCTTTTAGTTTTTCTATTATGTCTTCTTTAGTTGGAATTTTTTCTTTTAATTCAGCTAACTTTTTCTTTCCTTCGTTTTTAAGCTCTATCTTTGCTTGAGATATTACATTATCTATTGATGTAGTAATTAAATTTCTTATTAATTGAGTAGACATTATACTAATTTTACTTTTTTACTTTTTATACTTTCTATATCTTTTTTTAACATTTTTATTTGAAATCTAGTACCCATAAATGCACTAAAATTTAAAGGATTTAATCCTGTAGGGGTTCCTGCTGCTGTTGTAGTATAAGATACTTTATTTTCAATAACATCTGTTATATCATCTATTAAATCTAATATTTCTGTTAATATGTCTTCTAATTTATCCCCTAAGACAGCTGGTTGTTCTGCTAAGGTGTTGTTAAAACGTAATCCCAAATAAATGTTAGGGGAATTTACTATAAAATGGCTGTCCTCGTTTTTACTTGTATCAAAATGGAAACTGCCATTTGTACTAAATCCTATAGCTTTATCTGAAAATAATAAAATAGAATCATTTTTTGCATTAAAAACTAATCTATCAGAATTTATTAATACTTGATTTCCTTGATATGTACTTGGGTTTTGAGGTATATAAGCCATATTATAAGTGATTTATTATATATTGATTTGCGGATTTAATTCCGTGAGTGTATGCACCTTTTCTGTAAATCCCTTCATGGTATTTATAATGGGTATGTACTTTTTCATTTAAAGAGTAAACGCTTTGGGTTTTTGGATTATTGCCCGTCGCATACGATATATGAATCCATGAGTGGTTTTTCGGATTATCAGTAAATAAACCTCTCTCAGGGGCTTCCCATATTAATTGATTCCATTCAGGTAAATTGCTAATTACCCAATTAAATATTGATGAAGTTTTAGTTTTACCTAAATCAGTAATATCAGCAGCCATTCCTGATATGTGTTGACTGTTTTCTACTCCTCCTGTAGCTGCATTAACTGCTACCGATCTATAAACTGATGTTATTATTATATCAGGGAATTTATCCTTAATAGGGTTTATGCAGTTTTTCATTAAAGCATTTATATTTGCTATTACATGGTCTTTTGTTAAGTCTGGTTTTTCATTTACATCATCCCCAGGTACATTACTTAATCCTCCATCAACGGCTGTTTTTGAATATAAACATTGTCTTAAAGAAAAATATTTTCCCATTTTATCCTAGTTTTTCATCTAAATCCATACTACCATCTGTTGGTAAATTATATGTAGATGGAATATTAATATTATTATCTATTATATTTTGTATATGTTCATCCCCTTCTGTTTCTCCTATATCATAATAAGCTATTTCACTATCTGTTAAATTTGCTAGTTCATCTTGTTTCTGTAATTCCTCTGCTGGGATATTTTTTGGTGAATTTAATACTACATCTTCTGTAACATCTGAAGGCATTTGTTTATCATCATTTACTGATGTTGGTTCTTCTGTTGATTTGTTTTCCATTAAATTTTGACCAAAAGATAATTGGTTTAAAGATGCTGGTATAAAATCTGTTAGTTGTTGTTGAGAACATAAGTATATACTTGAATCATCCCCCGCTACATCTTCAAGGATGTGGTCATAGTTTTCTTCTTGTTCATTTCCTACTTGACCATTTCTTATAATAGTAATAGGATTTCCTACTTCTCCTTCGTTACTCCATCTATTAGGTTTATTTACATTTAGATTATCTACTGTCCCCCCAAACCTTATAGAATTTCCATATCTGCCCTCTAATATAGTGTCTCCTTCATAAGGTAATAAAGGTCTTATAAATTCTAATTCTCTAAAATAATCTCCTAAATCAATATGAGGTATTTCTTCTTTGTTTGTTGCTCCTGCTTCTGCTTCGGAGGGTTTTATAGGAGGAGAATCTAATTTAAAATTAGTAGGAAAAGAATTATGTGTTGGTGAATTGTATACAGATATAGGGGGTAAATAATAATCCATCCTGGATCCATTATCATTATAACTTTCATTTGGTCCTTTTAATATATATACTATTTCGTCTTTTACAGGATAAACTCTTAAAAATGAGAATAAAGGTTTTGCTATAGGTAAATCATATTGGTAATCTGTACTTTCATCTAAAAATGAATATTGTATTAAACCTACAGCATCAGATCCTAATCCTAATCTTTTAGCTTTATCATCATTTTTATCTAAAATGACTTTTTTAACTCTAGCAATACTAAGATTTGTTTCCATTTGGAGCTTCTATTTGTTTTGGTTCATCAACTGTTTTTGCTATTTCTTCTGCAACGTCCATTAATTGGTTCATTTCATCATCTGTTAGTAAGCCTCCCTCACCACTTGAAGAAGAACTAGTAGATAAACGTTGAACAATAGCCGCCATTTTTATTAATTGGTCATCATTCTTTACACTAATTTCCATATATTCTTTTATTAAAGGAACTACTACAGTAGCGTCTCCTAAAGATTGAACTAAAGGACGTAATTCAGCTATTAAAGAGGCAAGTTGTTTTGCCTTTTTCTTTTGATTACCATGAATTTCTTTTAATAAATCTGAAAAAGATTTATCATCAAATAATATTTGGTTTAATGAATCCATATTGTTTTGTTATAAATATGGAAGGATTTAGATCTTTACATATCCTGTTTCTGCGTATTCTGTATATTTTTCTTTATAGTGTTTTTTTAAAATTTTAGTAACTTTAGTAATAACTGGAGTATCTACCTGAGTCATTTCTCTTATGTAAATATAAAGTGCTTTTTTATTAAAAATTTCTATATTTTCTCTACGTTTAAATAATACATTTATAGCGTCTGCTACTTTTCTATCTTTATCTTTTTTAAACATTGTAAACATATGTTTATCAATATATTCTGTAAAATAATCTATAAAATCTTTTATATCTTGTTTACGTTGATCTCTACCTAATGCATATAAAACCCCTTCATCCTCATCTGCTGCTAAGGGGTCTGCTTTTATTTTTTTCTTTTTATAGTTGTTATTATTGTAAAGGATAAGGTAATTTTTACCCACAATTGAAAAATAACTAAATGCTTTACTTCCTTTTTCTGGTTTAAAATAATCTAGTTTTTCTAGAAGAAAACAAATAACTTCATGTTTTAAATCTTCTAAATCATCTACTTCTGTGTAATAAAATTTAAATGTATGAATTAAATTTTCTGCTAATTTGTAGAAAGGGTAATGTATTCTTGTAGCAAATATATTGTCTCTTTCATCTTGATTAGATGAAGCTAAATATTCTTTTATAGCCAAATCTGTGTCTGGAGTAAAATATTGTTTTTTTGTTCTTTTTCTTCCCCTCTTTTTAGGTCCGGGCGCAAGAGAACCAGTAATAACTGGTTCAGGAGGGGGTTTTGGAGCCCATTTGGTTTTATCTAACATGTATTTTTACATTTATTTTAAAGTAAATTCATTTAAAGCTTCTTGTATTTTTATCATTTCACCCCAAAACCATCCTATTTGATCATCAGATTCAAAAATACCTTTTTCATCTATTTGTTTTAATCTTTGATCAATAGCGTTTATAGCTTCACTTTGTTTTGAAATAAAATCTTCTAATTTTTCATTTTTTATTATTAAATTTCTAATGACAAAAAAAGAAGTTGTAAGTACTAATGTTAATATAATACTAAGTGTTATCATATTTTAATCTTTAAAAAATGAATCTATAACATCTAATGTTGCTGATGCTAATTTTGGGTTATTTTTTGT